GCTGATGATGTGCGTGCGGCTACGCTTGCGGTGTGTGACCAAGCAATAGAGCGAAGGGCAGGGGTGCCAGCGCTAGCAGATATCGTGCGGTACTTTGATGTACAGGAGAACAAAGGTTGATTTGCTTTTGTACAGCGCAGGGGCTGGTCACACATATGCGGCTGGCCAGAGAGGCGACCCCTTGCCCCCCGCCCCCGGCCGGTAGTCTATGGGGGTCTCACACAAAATTTTCCCCGGATCTGACGTATGACTTGCCCTAGCTGCGGAGCCGACCATCACCAGCTATATGACGAAATCGCAGAACTATGCGAATGCTACTGGTGCGGCCACCGCTATTGCGCAGAAGAGCAAGACGATGATAATGTAGAAACGCCAACATTGAGGGAGCTTGGTATAAATGTATGAAGAGGAAATGCGTTGCGCCGATTGCGGGTGCGTGGAGTTAAAATGGGAGGACGCCGAACATTGCCGGTGCAAGCGTTGCGGCTGTCCTATGACAGAATATGTGCCGGTGGTTTATTCTGCCGGTGATGGGTCTATGGAAAAGCTACTGGCCAACGGGCAATGCCCTAAGTGCCAGACAGAGATGCACGGCGACCTAAAATGCGAGACATGTGGCTTGGAGATAGTAGGGTGAGAATTGTGGATATATTAGACGAGGCGAAAAACGCGGTTGCCGACCGTGGCAAGAATTACGGTAGCGTGTACATCAACCATGAGCGCATAGCCGCGCAGTGGTCGATTACGTTGGGCACCGAGGTCACCGCAGAACAGGTTGCGATGATGATGGTACAGGTGAAGCTGGCGCGGTTGATGGAGACGCCCGACCACATGGATAGTTGGGTAGACATTGCGGGTTACGCGTGGACGGGAGGCAATTGTGTCCAAGAAGCCCCTAACGACTAGGCAACAGCGCGCGGCGCTGTCCAGCCCTGACGCAGACCGGCGCGAGGCGGTTGTACAGGAGCTAGAGGCTATCGCGGCTGGCGAGGCCACTGATGTGATTAGCTGGGACGCTATGGGTCAGGTGCAGCTTACGCCATCCGACCAGTTGCCGGAACGCGCCCGGCGTAGCATCAAAAAGGTGAAGGTAACGCCGAACCAGCACGGCAACACCATCGAGGTGGAGATGCACGACAAGCTGTCGGCGTTGCGCTTGCTAGCAAAGCATCGCGGTTTGCTGGAGCCTAACAGTGACGACCAGCGCCCTAGCATGATAGGCATCAATGTGACCGGGCCGCAAACCACAACCTATGAGGTGAAGGATGGCGAAGATACACCAGATGACGCATAACAAGTTTGTGCGGTTTTTTTCTGATTATGTTATCTGCGACCATTGCGGCGAGGATACGCGTGGCCGGTGCTACGCTGAGACACAGCAAGTTGTTTGCTCGAAATGCAAGGGCGTGCTGTTGGATATTGACGAGCGCATGACTGACCCTGATGTGACAGAGGGCATGATGATAGTAACGTATATACCCGGAGACTTTGATGGCGAGAGCGACTAGGGCGACCGACAGGTCGCGGCGCAGAACTAAGCAACCGACCACCGAGGCGCTAAATGGCCTTAACTTAGATTTTAGCGAAAGCCCGACCGTATGGGATTTTTTAAACGACAACTCTTTTGTGCGGGGTCTACTTGGGCCAGTAGGCTCTGGAAAGACTTATGCCTCGCTGGCCGAGGTGATGCTGCGTGCTGTAAAGCAACCACCTTCGCCTGTGGACAATGTAAGATATACGCGTTTTGCCGTAATCAGAAACAGCTACCCGGAACTGCGCACAACGACCATTAAGACATGGCAGGAGATATTCCCGGAGAACACTTGGGGGCAGATGCGCTGGTCGCCGCCTATCACGCATCACATTAAGTTACCGCCGCGTGATGACACGCCGGGACTTGATTGCGAGGTTATCTTTCTGGCGTTAGACCAGCCCAAGGATGTGCGCAAGCTGTTGTCACTTGAACTGACCGGGGGCTTTATTGACGAGGCACGCGAACTGCCAAAGGCGGTGGTCGATGGCCTGACATCGCGTGTCGGTCGTTACCCGACTAAGCGCCACGGCGGTTGCCCTTGGCGCGGTGTGTGGCTCTCAAGTAATCCTATGGACTCGGATCATTGGTGGCACCTTCTGGCGGAGAAAGAACCTATTCGCGGCAAGTACCCGTGGAAGTTTTACAAACAGCCCGGCGGCGTTATCGAGGCCACCAAGGAACACGAAAACAACATATTCGCCGCTAACAAGTATTGGATAAACAACCCGAAGGCAGAAAACACCAACAACCTACCGCCCGGCTATTACGAGCAACAGCTAGCCGGTAAAACGCTGGATTGGATCCAGTGCTACGCTGGCGCGCAATATGTGTATGTGCAGGACGGCAAGCCCGTGTGGCCGGAGTTCAGCGATAGCCTAATGAGCGCCGACCTAGAGATTGAGCCGCTATGGCCAGTGCATATCGGGCTTGACTTTGGTTTGACCCCTGCCGCCGTGTTTGGCCAGAAAATGGCCAACGGGCGTTGGCATGTCGTGCATGAGCTTGTCGCATTTGACATGGGCTTAGAGCGCTTCTGCCATCACCTGATGGCTGATATCAACACGCACTTTCCTAAGTCGGAAGTGTTTATATGGGGTGACCCGGCTGGCGCAAAGCGCGATGAGATATTCGAGGTGACCGCGTTTGAACACATGCGCACGCTTGGCCTACGCGCACAGCCTACCGCGTCAAACGATTTTATGGTGCGCCGGGAAGCCGGTGCCTCGCCAATGAATAGGCTTATAGACGGCAAGCCGGGGCTATTGGTAGACCGCAAGTGCAACCGCACACGCAAGTCGCTAGCTGGTGGCTATCACTTCAAGCGCGTTGCCATGGGCGGCGGTCAGGAACGGTTTAGAGATGCGCCGAACAAGAACGAGCATTCCCACGTTGGCGATGCGTTTGGCTACCTGATGATGGGGTCTGAGCATCGCAACCTGATACGCAACAATCACGGGCGCCAGCAAGTCAAGCAGATAGTCGCCAAGATGGACTTCGATGTTTTCTAGCAACAAAGACGCAACTATAGTGCCGTTTCACTGGGCGCACCCGTACAATATGGACTTGCGAGAGTTTGATAGAAAGCCATTTGACGATGTGCCTAACTACGAGGCGTTGCTAAAGATGTACCAGCAACAGGAGCATGCCTATACGGTATTGCACCAAGGCGAAATGATTTGCTCATTCGGGGCTATCAAGCTGTGGCCGGGCAACGCCGAAGTCTGGTTGCTCACATCATATCAGTTTGAGCGCGTACCGATATCGGCTACACGCACAGCCATGCGCTACTTTAATCACATCGCTATCGACTTGCAATTGCACCGATTGCAGATGACGGTCGAGGTTGATAATTCGTTTGCAGTTAGGTGGGCATCTGCGGTAAAATTCACTAACGAAGGTCGCATGCTAAAGTATGGGCCTGTCGGTCAAGATTATTTTATGTTTGCGAGGTACTTTTAATGGGCGGTTTGCTATCCCCTAAAACTCCGAAGCCACCACCACCAGACCCAGAAATTGCGGCGGCACAACAGCGTCAAGAAGAGCGCCTTGAGGCAGATGAGCAACAGAAAATGCGTGCTATATCTGCGCGTCAACGTGCGCGCCGTACAGGCGGCAAGCGTATGTTATTAAGCACAGCGCGTCAAAACGCTGAGACAGGCATTCAGTCAACACTAGGTGGAGGCGTATAATGGGTGGCGTAGTAGGCGCAATCATGGGTTCGCGTAAAAAGAAGTCGGCACCGGCACCAGCGCCTGTGCCAGAGCCAGAGGTAGAGGCCGCGCCACAGGGCGCAACACGCGAACAGCGCGCGCAAGCGGCGTCTCTTAGGTCGCGCCGTGCAGGGCGCAGGTCATTGCTTGGCGGTGGTCGCTTGGGCGGTGGTGAAGGTGAACAAACAACATTGGGGGCAGGATAATGCCAAAGGTAGTTTCTAAAGACGGTAAGGCACGCACATTTGCGTACACAAAGGCTGGCATGAGTGCGGCGAAAGAATACGCCAAGCAAACTGGCGGTCGTGTAGCTGGCGCATCTATGAAAACAAAAATGGCAAAGAAGAAACCTTATGGCAAAAATAGCTGATGACATTGGCCTTGGCGATAAATATAAAAACGTCAAAGGCGCGCCAACGCAAAGCACCGGCCAAAAGCTGTGGAAGTTTTATGAGCGCATGAAAAAGAAACTGGCAGAGGACAATAAGAATGGCTGACAAAAAGAAAGCAGTCTGGGACAAGAAGCGTCCTAAAGGATTGGGTAAGCCAAAGGGTTTGACCCCAGCGCAAAAGCGTAGCGCACAGCGTGCCGCAGCAAAGGCTGGCCGTCCATATCCCAACCTTATTGACAACATGAGAGCCGCCCGTGCGAAACGTACATAAGAACCCCAAGGGCGGTTTGAGCGAGGCCGGGCGCAAACACTTTAAGCAAACCGAAGGCGCCAACCTAAAGCGCCCGGTAAAGTCTGGCACGGGCCCACGCCGCATATCTTTCGCCGGTAGGTTTGGTGGCATGAAGGGGCCGGAGACAAAGCCAAATGGCGAACCAACACGCCTCAAGTTGGCACTAAGGGCATGGGGCTTTGGCTCTAAAGAAGCAGCACGCAACTTTGCAAATAGGCATAAAAAAGCATGATGACCCCAGCACAAATACTGAAGCGCCATGAACTGGCACAGCGCCGCAAGGATAACTGGCGGCAGATTTATGAAGATTGCTACGAGTTTGCGCTGCCACAGCGTAACTTGTACGATGGCTATTATGAGGGCGGCGGGTCGCCCGGCCAAAACAAAATGGCGCGCGTGTTTGATAGCACCGCTATCAATTCCACGCAGCGCTTTGCCAACCGTATTCAGTCTGGCTTATTTCCGCCACAATCTAATTGGTGCCGCCTAGAGCCGGGGCCAGATATTCCTATTGAGCGCCGTATTGAAGCACAGGCCGCGCTAGACATTTACAGCGACAAGATGTTTGCGCTATTGCGTCAAACAAACTTTGACTTGGCCATGGGTGAATTCCTAATGGACTTAGCAGTTGGCACGGCGGTGTTGCTCATCCAACCCGGTGATGACATCACTCCCATCCGCTTCACCGCCGTGCCTCAATATCTGGTGTGTATCGAAGAGGGCGCGCATGGCAAGGTCGATAACGTGTACCGGCGCATGCGCATGAAAGCAGAGGCTATCACGCAGCACTGGGATGATGCGCAGATACCGGCCAAGCTACAGCGCGTTATTGATGAAAAGCCCACCGAAGAGGTCGAGCTAGTCGAGGCCACTTGTCTGGATATAGAGACAGGCCAGTACAACTATTACGTCATCGACAAGGAAGGCAAAGAGGCTATCGTAGAGCGCACCATGAAATCCAGCCCATGGATTGTGGCGCGCTACATGAAGGTCGCCGGTGAGGTGTATGGCCGGGGGCCACTGGTCACAGCTATCGCTGACATCAAGACGTTGAACAAAACGCTAGAGCTATTGCTGAAAAACGCTAGCCTGTCTATCGCCGGTGTATATACGGCGGCAGATGACGGCGTGCTAAACCCGCAGACTATTCGCATTGCGCCGGGTGCCATTATCCCGGTTGCGCGTAACGGCGGGCCGCAGGGTGAGAGCTTACGCATGTTACCCCGGTCTGGTGACTTCAACGTGTCGCAGATTGTTATCAACGACCTACGCATGAATATCAAAAAAATTATGATGGATGACACGCTGCCGCCAGATAACATGTCTGCCCGGTCAGCCACAGAGGTGTCGGCCAAGATATCTGAGCTAGCCACTAACATGGGTAGCGCGTTTGGCAGACTTATCACAGAAACTATGATCCCGGTTGTGTCGCGTATTCTGGCGGTAATGGATGAGCGTGGCCTTATCGAAATGCCGCTAAAAGTGAACGGGCTAGAGGTTAAGGTGCAGCCGGTGTCGCCGATTGCACAGGCGCAGAACATGAGTGGCATTGAGAAGGTAATGCAGTGGGTGCAGTTATCCGCATCACTTGGGCAGGATGGCCAGATGGCAGTGCGCACTGGTGCCATTGCAGACCATGTGGCTGACAAGATGGGTATTCCGGCAGAGCTACGCACATCGCCAGAAGAGCGCCAACAGATGGCAGAACAGATGGCGCAGATGCAAGCAGCGCAAGTGGCAATGCAAGCGGCTGAAGCCACAGGGGAGTAATTATGGAAGAGGGTTGGGATAGTCTGCGGACAGTAGAGCCGCAGATGCGATTAACGCAGCAAGATAACCAAGATGACATAGACAGGTTATATTTGCGGGTATTCGCCAGTGAGGATGGGCAACAATTATTAACACACCTTCGCTCACTGACGATTGAGCAGCCCACTTGGTATCCGGGGGAAGATGCTTCCCACGGGTTTGCCAGAGAGGGGCAAAATTCACTAGTGCGCGAAATAGAAAAGCGCATGCAGAGAGCGAGGCAATTATGAACGAAGAAGAAGGACTGATGGCCCAAGCGCAAGTTGAGGCCGAGGACAACCAGCAGCCCGAAGAAAGCACAATCTCCCACATCAAACCAGAAGAAGGCCCGGCATCTCTCGATGATGTAACCGTGGCTGGCGAAGATGAAGAGGTAGAGTTTTCCCGTCCTGATTGGTATCCAGAAAAATTTTGGAATGATGATGATGGGCCTGACCTAGAAAACTTGGTTAAGTCCTACAGCGAATTGCAGAAGAAGTTTTCGCAGGGCAAGCACAAAGCCCCGGAGGCATACGATGATAGCTTATTTAAAGATGCGAACATCCCTGATGATGACCCGTTGCTCTCGACATATAGAGATTGGGCGAAGGACAATGGTATTAGCCAGAGTGCGTTTGACGAGCTTGCGAATAGCTTTATTGCTATGGCTCAACAGGAAGAAGAGAGCGCTGAGATCTCGTTCAAGGAAGAGCATGCAAAACTTGGCCCGAATGCTGATGCAACTATTAAGTCGATGACAGATTGGGCGCAGGGTTTGGTGCGCAAGGGCGTTTGGTCAGAGGGTGACTTTGAAGAGTTCAAGATTATGGGCGGCACCGCGCAGGGCCTAAAGGCTTTGCAGAAGGTGCGTAGCTATTACGGTGACCGGCCTATTCCTGTAGACATGACCCCTGTGGATGGCGCGCCATCTAAAGAGGAATTGAATGCGATGGTAGGCAAGCCAGAGTATCAGACCGACCCAGCCTTCCGGGCAAAAGTTGAGAAGATGTTCGAGCAAGTCTATGGCACGCAAGATTACTCTGCTATCTAAATAATAGCGCGGCTTGCGGGCCGCG